CTCATTACGGCTAGTGATAGCCACCACCCAAGTCCTTTACTAAGGGACAAATAGGAGAAAAGTCAATGAATTAAATCCAAAGACCCAGATCGTACCACCGTGGTACTAGGCTGCGACTTATCCTGAGGCTAGTCTTCCGATGTGAGTAAACGAAGTTATCGTTCACAGCACCTGGTCGACGAAGTCCCATTCGAACGTTAGACACACCTGACGGTGCATCAGACGTTCGAGAGATAAATCGTTGGAGCCCAGCCCGGTCATCTAAGGGATCTAATACTTGGACCCCTTGTATTGACTCTGCCTTCAGATGGGCTATTAATAGACCATCATAGACTACTTCATGGCCAGAGGCCACTTCCGTCACATGCCTGAAACGATATCCTTCGATACCGTCACGAGCACGTGTGGGGCAAGCTTCATCGAAATTACTGATGAAGCCGCCATCGCCTGCACCTTCGGGAATCCAAAATCGACATGATTTTGGGACCGAGGATACAAGCAATCGAAACAGCTGGAAGAACGATTTTTCACACGCGAGAAAAGAACATCTCTTATGTGATAGTCGCCTTACAGCATTCGCGAACCGATAAACGGTCGGAACAGTAGTCAATTTACCTTTGAGGTAAATAGGTTTGATGTCGATACCTCGGTAGAAGTGTGCCCCACAACTTTCGCGGAAAGGAGAGTCGAAATGACTTTTCTTCCCATTAATACGAAAGCCATAAAATTCACACAGCATCGAGAAGATATCTACACACTCTGTGGGAATAATTACATCATCCCCATAGACAAAGGCACGAGACTTCATGCCTAAGTATTCTATGCAAGCTGACGAAGCAGCATAAAATATAAGGGTTTCAAGCGGAAAAGTGAAACCGTTCCCCATACTGGAGAACTTTTCCCACCGCCTGAGACCCGTGGGTAGAAGACCGTATTGGGACCGACTTGCGTCCATAATTGCAAACCAAGCTGGGGGAAGAATTTCCTCAACGAGGCGTGCAGCTATAGAGTCACTTGCCGAGGACATGTCTAATGTAGCTAGGGTTCCATCTATTGAACCCTTCATCGCTGCATTTTGATTATGTCTTTGGTATCGCAGATCGATTCCAACCTTCCTCAGACGCGACTCGATCACTTCGCCTATGCCTTTCTGAACCCACATGTTGCATCCGGGTTCAACGGCAATGACGCGGTTTTCTTTTGCGTCCTTGGGAACGGTGACAACTTTGTTACCCACCTGCAAGTCCGGATAATTTGGACTCATGGAACGGGACCATAGAGGGTAGAAATTTTCTATGATCTCAGGAGAGAACAAAGTGAAACAATCACGTGTTATCCCAACTTCATGTTGGAACTTATTGGCTGCACTGGCATCTCTCGCCTTGATAGACGTTGAGGCACCAGGACCCCAATCAGCTAACTCCAACGCTTCCTGAAGTATAGAACCGATAGAACAAGGTATTTCTCCTAGTTCTTTTGGGTCGAGTACACTTGAGATTTTCCGGATGACCGCATTATGCAGCCAGACGATAGGACCCACATAAAGTGGATCTTTCTCAAGTGCACGAAACCTAAGGTTCGTTGTCTTACACAGATCTTCAAATTTCATGAATTTCTGTAATGCCATTTCGTCCTTGTTTGATACGAGAATTAAATCCTCATATTTTGACAAGAACTTAGTGGCAGCGTAAGCATCTCCCGTGTCTTTCACACCATTATAAAATAATGGGTGAAATTCCAAATCGCACAACTGTTCATGCTCATGGTTTTTAAACATAAGCCAAACGGAAAGTGCTCTGGGACAATCGAGAGATTCAAGGAAGAGCTGGATTGCTGAGGCAGTAACTGCTTCAGGCTGTACACGCTTTTGCTCCCGAAGGATTGCCCTCCGAGAACCATGCTTATTATAAGACATGGACTGGCTCCTGTTAAAACCAATAAGGACTAGTAATTTCTTATTGGCTTACTGCGATTGCCCCAGATTAATAGGGCTCGTCGAAGTTTTCGACCGCAGCGCGTAATGGAGATCCCGACAAATCAGTCGGAACCGCATCACTCGCGTTGATCGTGGTAAAGAACAAACTCAACATATGACTGAACAATGCTTGACGTTCAGCCAGTGAAGAGCGTTCTGGTAACAGGATATCCAATAGGGCGGACACCTCATATGCCTTCGTAGGCGCCGGTGTATAACCGGTGGCTGCTGGGCTGAGTTGTTCACCTGTTGGAATTGCCAGTTTCGTCGACACTTTGAAAATCCTACTCGTCTTGGAAGGCGGGCGGACAGACAAAGTGAACGACGGGTAGAGGGCGGCTACGCCGCCAGAGCGATCTACCCAGCGTTTTACACCGTTCGGCAGAGTTCTGCCCTCGGGGTCAAACGTTTTGTCAACTCCAATTGTAGCACTGGTCGTTAAGACCGTAGTGCCAGCAAGTGAAGTTGTCTTTATGGGAGCAATAGCTGCCATAATATACACCTCTCAGAGAGTGTGAACTAGTTGATCTAGCGTCCTCTCGCAAACACAACCCTAAGCAACGCCAACGCGTTCAGCGCGTGAGTAACCGATAGAGGATTTTTCAGACTAGGAAGTCGTTGTCGAGGGAAGCTTGTAAGCTTCGAACGATTTAAGACTATCCTAGTTTCCTGATAAATACCTTTCTCAGTCCTCTCGACTAACCACGTCGGTATTGTAGTTGGGTTGCCTTGAAAGTCCGCAACTAGCGAAGCGTCTTGCCGCGTAAACAACGTCATAAACCCATCCTTAAAGACCAAACCTTGGAAGCTCGAAAGAGCCTCGAGATATGGTCCGATCGGAAGGGCCCAGTCGATCACGAAGCTAAACGGGATTATTTCCCAAGCTAGATTGATTGGGTTTGTGAAACCAAGTTGCGACGCAAACGCTGTCCACTGACTGTCAACTTGCCATCGTATACCGATTCGACATCTACTCGACGTGTACACTTCACGTGTACCGAAAGAGATAGACGGCTCGTAACCGGGCGAAAACATTTTAACAGAGGTGGATCTCGTCTTTGTTGCACTTGCGGTCTGGGCGTACAAGGGCTGAACCTTCTTCATCAGAAGGCGAGTAGCTTCCATAACACCGTGGATATCCATAAGAAGGGGCTTCCAGCCGTACTGTAACTCAAGCCAATTTCTGGCAATCGAGTATGAGTACTTCGGACCAACCCCATGGAATCTCGGATTCTTACCATGGAACAACGCGCTGATGGCCCCGGGGAGATTACCTCTCCGAAGTCGTTTTAATGCAGTGGAAATTTTATTGAAGTTTCCTCCAATAAGCCACTGCATCTGTGTCCATTGAGCGATGTCTTGAGCGATGTTTCCATCGATCCCGGCACTAGCTTTTTGGATTAGTCGCGATGTAGCCTTGAACTGTGCCTCCGCATCATGCGTTGGCCACCCAGGGATATAGCTGCCATACGAAACGACGTTTTTAAAGGCACCTGTGATGATATTGAAGTTAGGATCTAAAGGGTTCTTAGACCTTTCGCTCCAAATCGCATAGCCTTGATTAACGAATTGCAGAGAGACTGAGTGCGGATTAACCGGTAACTCAGCAGGCTTCTTCGACCCATAGCCGGGAGTCCTTGTACCACTCCACGTGCGCGAGTAATACACATGCGGAACTTCGGATGGTAATCCGAGTCCTGCCTGTGTTTCCTGTTGCATAGTGTAGGTACGGGACTTCGACTCATTAGGCCGAATTGGCGCACTCTGACGTATGGTGCTCTTACCACGATTACGAGGATTATCTAACTCGTAATATTCCCTTACCGGATTAACCGGATTAGGGAGAACCGAATCCCAGAGGTTTGTTCTCAGGATCCTACTCACCGTCGAAGACTGTCGGAAACTCGGTGCGATGCGATAACGGTACCACACATCTCTTTGTCTGAGAAATGTGGCCTTGCTTACCGCACACCGTCCTTCAGCCCTTGACGATTGGGCACCATCTGGAGGTACATATCTGGTGTAGTAAACTACCCAGCGGAACGCACTTTTCGCAATCCGGTTTTGGGTCTCCACGACAACCTCCTTCGGCATCTTATCGATGTCAGAGAAGATTTGATCGTAGTAAACACCATCACCCGGACGCGTCATAATGAGCAACCTGTAGTAGTCTACCTCCTTGGTAGTACCTAACATTTGGTACTGTCGTCCCAGCAGGTACGAGTACTTCTTTCGAAGGGTAGAGTTCGCAAATGTTCCCATCATTGGCTCCTAAAGAGCTTAATGAAAACACCAGCGATGCTGGTACACCATGGTTCAAAGGAGAAAAGTATGATAGCAAATATACAAACTAGGACAGTAGCCAAGGGGTCAGTAACGAAACGGAAAGTTCTTTTCCCAATCGAAACTGACAAATCCAGGCCCCTGCGCCTACCTGCATACATGCGAATCATAAACTTCTCCTAGAATCATGGCGTTAAAAGACACCTCCCTATTAATGAAAGGAGGGACTAGATTCAGCCTTAACGTGGGAAGTGACTATGTAATAGTCACCCCTTTCCACGAGACTTAAGGGACCGCAGCCGTCTAGTGTTTCCACCCAAATTTCTGGGTGAAATTCTATTAGGGCTACGATACCTACGAGTCGGTTGAATGCATCCATCACCAACTGCATATTCTTGATACCGTAAACGGTTTCAAGCTGTACGCGGTCGGAGTCCAACTTTGTGCCCAGAGCTGAAAAGCTGTAAGCACTGCGATTGAAGCGAGACCGATGAAGGCCCGTTCCTACAAAATCTGCAGAGAACGTAACCGTTACCGGCATCCTTTTCAATGGTACGGCAAGTCCACAATGCGACTTTTTAAAAGTAGCAGAAATGGTACAAGTCATTGTAAGACTCCTTAAGGTAATGGAGGTCCCCCAATCATTTGGGGGGTG